CAGATTCCTGTATTCATGTTCCTTTTGAATCTCCTAGCAGCAATAAAAAGAGAATAGCTTTAATAGATTACTTATTAGTGTTAAGTAAATATAAGTTGTGTATAACTTCTAACCCAGAGCAAAGTTCTAAAATACTTCACGAATTATTAAAATTCGGTGGTGAGTATCTTATGCTTCCTAGTTAAAAAATCTAGAAACAAAAGCCTTTCTCGCAGTTTCCCAAGAATCTCTAGGTATCCCTGGGCTATCATGTTGGATCTGTAATGGAATCGTGCAATTAAGTAGTCCCTTTTTGTGTGCCCTATAAGATAGGTCAATATCATAAAAATCCCAATTACATTGCTTTGGTAGCCACGAAGGTTTACTTACTCCTAAATCCAGGAGTTTAGATCCTTGAATAGCTAGAAACACACCATCTAAGGTTTCTACTGTTCCATAAGGACCAAAGATCGAAGGCTGTTTGTTTCCTTTGTGGAAAACTTGTCCTGACCTCTCACCTTTACCCTCTTTAAGCCCTTGCCACCACACACCTGTCTTTGGCATTTTTACTGCACCCGCAACACCAAGAAAACCAACGCTTGGTTTATAGGTTTTAACAAGCCAGTCTTTAAGTTTATTATGACTTGTCCAAATTTCTATATCATTATGACACAATATAACTATGTCCTTCTCCTCTACATACTTTATACCAGCTTGGAATGCTTCAAATATTGAACCTTTATTTATAGGAGCTATAATTTCAATACAAGCATCTTTAAGATACTTAACTAGTTGTGGTTTGAGATCCTCACGTTTTTTAGTTGGTATAATTGCTTTAATATTCATATTATGATTCTAACTCCAAAAAGCCTAAAAGAGGCCAAAGCAGAATATGCTAAGTGTAAGGCTGATCCTACTTATTTTATCTGTGATTATGTCTATGTGACACATCCAGTAAGAGGTGTTGTGCCTTTCAACCTCTACCCATTCCAATGTAAGATTATAGACAACTTACAAAAACATAGATTTAATATTATAAAGAAGTTTCGACAAGCAGGCATTACGACAATTGCTGCTGCATATTCTCTTTGGAATATTATATTTAAAGAATCCTTCAGTGTGCTTGTAATCTCCATTGGTGACCGAGAGTCTCAAGAGTTCTTGAAACGTGTAAAGGATATGTATCATGCTCTTCCTGAATGGATTAAACCAAAAACTGAAAGTATTAACAAACACGAACTACACCTAGAAACTAAGTCTTATGTTAGGTCTCTCCCATCTACAGCATCGGCTGGGCGTGGATTTTCAGCTTCTCTTCTTATGGTAGATGAGGCTGCATTCATTGACGGGATGGATAAATTCTGGGCTGCTGTATGGCCCGTCTTATCCACAGGTGGTGGTGCTTTTGTTATCTCTACAGTGAATGGTTATGGTAACTTCTATCATTCTAAATGGGTTGGTGCTGTTGAAGGTAAGAATGAGTTTAACCCAATCGAGATCTTCTGGCAGGAACACCCAGAATATGCTAAGCCTGGGTGGGAAGAGTCTACTAGGTCTGGAATGAGTAAGAAGCAATGGCTTCAAGAGTACTGTGTAACATCCGATACAATAGTTAAAGTAAGAGATTTAAATACAGGAGAAGTTTGTAGTATAAGTATAGGAGAACTTCAAAAATCTATTGAGGCTTAGTTCCTAGGAATTATACATAGTATATGAAAGAAGAAATTTATATACTTTACAAACTCACGAGAAACGATGGTTTAATCTATATAGGAACAACATGCAGATCTAGGTTTAAAATTAGGATGAGAGAGCACCGGATGCACAAACGATTCAAAAGTTATAGTTTTCATTATACTATCGTGCTAGAGTCAAAGAATTATGATTTTATACAAGATCAAGAGCCTATATTTATCAAGCTATATAATTCATTTAAGTGTGGTCTAAATGAATCTATAAATGGTAAGGGTAACCACTTATGTCCGAGATTTACAACTAAAGGTTTTAAATATTCAGAGGCTTCAAAACTTTTAATGGGTAAATTAAGGCGGGAAAAATTTAAAACAGGAGAACTTGTGGCTTGGAATAAAGGGAAAAAGAATTGCTTCTCTGCGGAAACTTTAGAGAGGCTGAGGGTAGCTAACTTAGGCAAAAGAAGGTTCAGCAAATTAACCAAACAAGAAGTTGAATCTATTTTACATCTATATTTTGAAGTTAGACCTTCTTTTGATATTGTAGGTAAAGTTATGCGAAATGGCAGACCTATGAGTTACGATGTAGCATTCTCTAAATGCTATGCAGATGACTTTAACGTATGCCCAAACAATATAAAAAGAATTATTCGAGGGGAATGTTGGAAAGATGTTTACAAAAAATACAAAGTATGAAATTCTGACGCCCAATGGATTTCAACCATTTGAAGGAATTAAAACCACAAAGCACCAAGGTTTCATCACTGTTTATCTAGAGGACAGGTTAGAATTAAAATGTTCTCCAAACCACAAAACTCAATACAGAAAGAGGGTTTGTATTTGCCAACAATTTAGAGATGGGTGACAAAGTATTAACAGAGTCAGGCACCAAAGAGGTAAATGGTCTAACATTTACTTTAGAGGAATGTGAGTTATTTGATCCTATAGCTGTTGCTGGTGGCAGTGTCTACTANTCAAATGGCCTAGAGTCCCATAATTGTGCAGAATTCCTTGGGACAGGAGATACTTTTATTGACTCTGATGTGCTTGGAAAACTAAGGGATAATGTTGGCGATAAGTTGTATACCAGGTATAACAACAGAATGCACATCTTTGAGGAACCTAAACCTAACCACGATTACCTTATTGCTGCTGATCCATCACTAGGGAGAGGACGAGACTATTCTGCTTTCCATGTAATAGATCTATACACAGGTAATCAGGTGGCAGAGTTTTATAGTAATAAAATACCCCTGAATATCTTTGCAGACCATCTTGTGGATGAAGGCTATAGGTATAATATTGCGAGTATTGTTCCAGAACGTAATGGCATTGGACAAGCCTTGATCCAACAATTATACTATGTTAAAGAGTATGAAAATATTTGGATGGACGAAAAAGACTTCGGTGTCCACGTATCTAACCATAATAGAGACCAAATCCTTGGATTCTTAGAAGAATCACTTAGAGAGGGTTGGTTCAGAATTAGGTCAAAAAGATGTGTTGAAGAGTTACTTTCATTTATAATTGACGAAAAAACAGGAAAAGTCCAAGCAGATGAAGGAAAACATGACGATTTGATTATGTCTTTGGCTTTAGCTGCTTACGCCGTGAAAAAATTAGGGAATTATGCACCACTTTTCCTGAATAATGATATTGATTCAGAGAATAAATACTCTGTAATGATACCAATATCTACAAGTGACTTAGGGAGTGATCTAATTCCTGGTTATGACTCAGGAGAAACTAAAGAGGATTATATTAAATGGCTAAGAAACTAAACGAGTCATATACAGAATTTGGAGCTGTTGGTAACCAAAGTAATCAAGAAGGTAGATGGTGGACAAGAGCCTGGTAAGAAGTTTTCTGGTAGTAAACTTCCTGATGAGATTAATCCTTATAAGGAAATGGATATTCCTGAAGAGGAGAAGATGGAATTGGATATTCTTCGAGGAGATGTTATCCATTCCGAAGATCCAACGGCTCCCACATCAATAGGAAGGATTCGGTATAGCTACAGTTCAGCAGTCCCTCAAGCAGAACTATCTAGGCGTAAAAGGTATCGTGACTATGAAGATATTGGATTTTTATCCAGATATTGCAGCAGCATTAGACATGTATGCTGATGATGCTACGATTAAAAGATAAAGATGGTGAAGTGATTCATATCCGCTCAAANCATAAAATATTAAAAGAAGAGATTAAGAAGTTTTTTAAATCTGTTAAAATAAACAACCATATTTGGGATATTGCTAGAAATACAGCTAAATATGGTGATAGTTTTATAGAAAACATACACTTCCTTAAAAACCCAAAAAAGGGTATAGGCAGAATAAAACCTCTTAATCCTAACTTCATTCATCGCAAGGAAGATGAATATGGAGTCCTTAAAAGTTTCACACAAGAGATTCCTGATAAAACTACTTATCTATCGGTTAACCAAAAAAGTAGAAGAGAGTTTACTCTAGATAAAAACCAACTAGTCCATTTTCGTGTTAGAACATCAGACTCAGCTTTCATTCCTTACGGTAAGTCTATTCTAGCCCCAGCAGCTAAAATCTACAAGCAGTTGCGTCTCATGGAAGACGCAATGTTTATTTATAGGGTTCAAAGGGCTCCTGAGCGTCGAGTATTTAGTATTGATATTGGACAACTGCCACCACATAAAGCTGAAACTTTTATTGAAAAGATAAAACAGAAGTTTAAAAAAGAGAAGTATTATGATCCTTCTCAAAGTAAGATTGAAGAACGTTTCAATCCTATGGGCGTTAATGAAGACTTTTTCTTAGGAGTAAGACCAGGGGGTGTCACTAAGATTGATACTCTTCCTGGAGCAGAGAACCTGGGTGAGATTGACGATGTTAAATATTTTAGGGAAAAGATCTTAGGTGCTCTAAAAATACCTAAGGATTACTTCTCTATCAACGAAAGCACATCTCAGACAAATAAGGGGACTCTAAGACAATTAGATGTTAAATATGCTAGAGCAGTAGGTAGACTTCAAGAGCAAATTATATTAGGTCTTCTTACACTAGTTAAAAGACACCTTACACTTAGAGGCTTTCCAGATCTATACCTGAACGAGTTTGAATTATATTTTAATAGCCCAAGTAACGCAGAAGAGCGAGAAAAGTTAGAATTAGATGAGCAACGCGCTAGATCAATTCAAGCATATAAGGGTTTAGAGTTATTTCCAGATGAGTATCTTTACACAGAGTTCTTTGGTTTTAATGAAGAAGAAGCCAAAGAGATGAAACTTAAGATGGATAAACAAAAAGAGGAGATGGCAGAGTTGGCTAATACCTCCAATGGAAGAAGAACCGATGATGGAAGAAGAACCATCAGCTATACAAAATACCGAGAATGGCGAAATTCGAGGAAATCCAGGAGAAGCTGAATCGGATACAGGGGCAGAAGAAGAAATTTAATCTTTTTTATGTCTAGTAAATTACTATATACTTACTAAGGAGTTTGACACGGATGAAGGATTTATTTACTAAGAGAAACCAATATTATTCTAAGATTAATAAGATCGTAGATTACATTGGTAAGAGTATTCGAGAGAATACTACTGTATACAAAATAGATGAAAGTAATGGTCATCTATTCATTTTAACTGAATCAGATCACATTATNGAAGGCAGTGTGNTTATAGGAGATAACAAGCTATCTCTAAATAAGCTAAAGGTTTATCCTGTAGATAAATACCTATCAGATGAAAAGTTTGATGATCTTATAGGAAAAGAGGCTACACAACTAATTAGTAATCTTAATGAGAGTAACTATGGTGTTGTAGAAGATTCTTTCGGTAAAATACTCGATATCTTTTCAGATAAGATAAACATTAGAAAGCACAGATCTCTTCTAGAGCGGAAGAAGCGGAGCATATACAATAGAAGTGTAGTAGACTCCGAAGTTTGGACCAAGTGTCAAGAAGTTAAGAAAGGTTTAGTCAAATTCCTCAAAGAAAACCTTAAGACTGTGATGGACAATGAAGATCTTTATAACTCTATTGTTCTAAGTCGTGCGGTGTCAACAGCTATTGATGTTCCTACCATTACATTAGAATCACTAGCGAAGCGGAAGCGTTTCTCTATTCCAGATAACTTTAACAACTCCATTTATTCTCTCATCTGCCAGAAGGAACTAATCCAGAGAGAACTTTTAGAGGCTAAAAACACATTCTCCAATATCTGGACTAGTAGTGAATCTATGCGTAAGTTGGCTCTAGCTTTCAACTCCGATGATGCAACACTGAATACCCTCATAGGTGAGGCTGTGACAGATCTCCCACTGTTTGCCCTGTCTACCAAACAGCAGATCACAGATATAGTTGATAAAATCCATCGTGTTTATAATCAAGCAGTTCGCATCTCTGAAGCCAAGCGCAGCGAGTTTGTTAGTAAAATTTATAAAGCTAAGAAGCCTTATAGGGAAAAGATTATTAACATTCTAAGTGAATCCTATGGGATTAATATAACTAATCTACGTTATCGGCCTTCATTTGAGGATCTATCTAAGGCTAACTCAACAGCTCTAGAGATACTATCGAAGATAGCTAAGAAGCCTGCACCCGCATTGTCTGATGTTCTCGGTGAAGCTAGTGAGAGTCTAAGGACTAAAGCAGGATTCTCAGCCCTATTTTTCTCTGACTTCCTGAACGAAGCATTCACAAAGGCTGGAATCTTAAACGAAATGCCAACAGATATGGGCATGGGTGGTCCAAGGGAACTAGATCTTGAGAAGATTAAGCTAGAACTGATGAAGATTAGGGATGCGATTGCTATGTCCGATCAGGGCCAAACAGGTGGAGAAGCCGCACCAGAAGAAGGAATGGAAGAGGGTATCCCTGAAGAAGGGATGGAAGAAGGTGTTCCTGAAGAAGAAGGTATGGCACCTGAAGAAGAAGGAATGGGAGAGGTAGCACCAGAAGAAGGAATGGGAGAAGAAATACCAGAAGAAGGCATGGGGGAGGAAGTCCCTGAGGAAGGTATGCCAGAAGATGGTATGGGAGAAGAAATGCCAGGAGCAGGAACAGATATTAAAGACGAAGTGGCAAGTCTAGCTCAAGAGATTGAAGAGCTATTATCTGACACAGAGGAAGATTATGCTCCTGAAGAACTAGAGACTGAAGAAGGTGAGGACCTACCTAACAGACCTAGTAAGTTTGATGAAGAAGAAGATATGTAGAGTTAAACATCCTCGTAAGACTTAAGTAAGTTACAATAGTAGTCTACCAACTTAATATACACCCTTTGAACCTCGGCGAGAGTATTGCCTAAGGTTTGAAGGGTGTTTTTATTTATGACAGGATGGTCTTCACCAAGGATCTCTTCTATATTTCCAATAACTCCTTTAAGTGCGTCTACCTCTAAAGGGTGAATTCTATTATACTCAATCTTACTTTCTTTCTTTCTCATTATTACTCCAAGACAGTTACTTTATGTCCTTCTCTTTTATAAGCTCTTTTTCTTTCTATTGAATGCTTTTTAAGATAATGCCCATTATCCATAAAGTCATATAGTGTGAAACTGGACTTTCCTTTACTTAGGCGCATCCCTCGCCCTAATAGTTGTAGAGAGGCTAACTCACTTTTAAGTCCTCTAGCATTTATTATATCTGTAATCTCTGGAATGTTCACGCCTGTTTGGAAGATCACCGTTCCAATGATACACTCCCCATCCTTACTCTTCTTAAAGAGTTCAATGGTCTTGTTGCGGGAGAACATATCATCTTTTCCTTCTAGCTTTGTAGCAGTAGGGATTAGTTTGTGTAGAATCTTAGCATGTTCAAGGTTCTTTGTTACAATAAGAACCTTACCACCTTTACTCATTCTAGCTTCAGCAAGTTCCTTTATTATCTTATTTCTTCCTTCGTGTTTTATTATAAACTCGGAATACTCTGTTGGGTAGTCTAAGTGATTATCCTCTCCATCTTCCGTCAGTTGATCTACTTTAACCATATAGATTTCAGGTTTGGCTAGCTTTTTCTTNTCTACCATAGATTTAGCAGACTCTTTCTCTATNGTGTCNCCAAANGCTGANAGNAGTGTTAATCTCGGATGATCTTTACGTGGAGTTGTAGCTGTGAATCCAAATCTGTAAATAGCTTCAGGAAAAGCAGTTATGACTTTTTTGGAAAACTTCCCATTACACATTTCATGAATTTCATCAAATGCTATAAACTTAGCTAAATCCTTATACTGGTCATAAATCTTTTTAATACTCTGTATAGTGCAAAGCATTATTGGTTTCAGAATCTCTCCATCGCCATAACATAGACCTACATCAATCCCTAAATTCTTGAACTCTTCATAAGTCTGGGACACCAGCTGCTTTCTGTTGAAGATGAATATACCAAACTCGTCTCTAAACACTTGGGCCAGTGCAGCTAAAAGGTACGTTTTACCAAATCCTGTAGGGGCTTTTATTATTCCCCGTTTCTGCTCCAGAGCTTTAGTCATTAGAAGCTCTTGCTCTTCTCTTAAGTTGACAGCCCAGTCGAGAGGTTCAAGTTCATTGAACTTTCGTTGGTCATCTATTTCAAACTCAGCTCCAACCTTTACTAGATCATCTTTAACTTGCTCTAATAAACCTGTCCCAAAAATACCTGTTTCAGACAAAAATCTGACTTTACCATCCCAAACTCCCCTTTTATATTGTGGGGCATATCTATACCCATCTTGATAGCAAGAGTATTTGTCTCTCAAAAGTGAAACCAGTTTTAGGTCACTAGTAACTAATTGAGAGTTAATATTTGTAACAGTAATTTTCATAGGAGAACCAATAATGGAAGAAGAAGTTCACGATTTAAATCCAGACTATGTAGTTGGACGAAAACAAGGTAATCAAAAGTTTGTTCAAGAAGCCTCCATGAAGGATAAACTTGAAAGTCTTACAGAGAACCTTGTCGATACAACTTCAGACTCAGCATATAATAGCTATATTCTACCCTCCGGGCAAGAAATTTTTATAAGACCTGCGGTTTTTGATGATGAAAGGGCGGCCCTAACAGCAGCAAATGACAATAAGCAGTTATACTTAGACAACTTACTAGCTAGGTTAGTTAAAGGTGTAGA